AACTGGCACACAACAGGCAAGAATGGAGGGTTTAGACAAAAGAGAGCGAAACCCCAACATTTTCGGAATGCATGTCAAACCTAGACACAAAGCCAAACATGACAACACGCACAACATAACTCTAGCAACCGGTCAAACTGTAACGCAAATGGACCAACAGACAACAGCCTTGTTCGCGACTACGTTCAAAGTACTCGCCGATGTGTTGAGTGCGTGTTTGAAACCCAAGTGGGTAATAAATCAAGGATACTCACCAAATCAACTTGACGCTGAAGTAAATTCTGTGCTCAAAGGAACCGATGAATGCATAATGCAAGAAGTGGATTTTTCAAAATTCGACAAAAGTCAGGAAGAAGTAATTTTACTTATCACCAATGGCATTATGAGAAGGTTAGGTGTCCCAGAACGCGTCATACAAAAGTGGCATGATTGCCATGTAACTAACAGACTTGTTGTACACAGCCACGGGTTGTCAGTGAAAACCAAGTTTCAACGACGCAGCGGAGATCCGTTCACTTTTCTAGGAAACACCATAGTTACCATGGCCACACTCGCTTTTACCCACGATTTGACGAAGGCCATCGGCGGTGTGTTTGGAGGAGATGACAGTCTAATCTTTTATCACAAAAACGCAATCATAGTGGATCAGTCGAAGCACTTGGCCGAAATATTCAATCTCTCTGCCAAAATAGAAAATTTTCCGGAGGCACCTATGTTTTCTTCCAAATTTCTAGTTTATGCAGAAGGTTATTACAGATTCATACCTGATCCTATAAAAGTCATAACTCGTCTGGGCGTAGACGATTTGTACTGCGGTGAACACGTGAAGGAATTTGCACGATCATTTGCGAACACAAATCAAAGCTACTTGAACGCAGAAGTGCGTCGCAAAGTGGCGGTAATGGCGGAGAAACGATACGCCCGTTTCAGGACAAAATGCACAAAACTATGGCAAATGTCAGAATTTATTGGTTACTTGGTTGCAAACCCACGAGCGATCGAGGAGCTATTCTCCGCTGAACACAAGATCTGGAAACGCAAGTTGCCTAAGGCCATGAAAGACAAATTGTACAAGGCCGCCAGATCCATGGATTACACAATAACCGACATGTATTAACCGGTTATGGCTGAAACCCAATTCATTGGGTTCGAACACGTAAACCAATTCATTCTTGGTTTGCATGCAGTTAAATCTACACAAAGCTAACAATCGTTTGATTTGTCCAAAATTTCATTTTACATTTTATTTTACATTTTATTTTATTTGTTTGTTTTATTTTTCTTTGGAGATATTATTTCCTATTTTTGTCTCCTTTCGTCTGCCTTTTTGATCTTTATGACTGTTTTT